TATATGAATTTTTTGGGCCGGCTGTCGATCTGCTTGCAGGAGAGAGCCGGATCCTCTGTCTTAGATCCTCGTCGCTTTCCACGTCGCCGCCGCCACTTGTTATTAAAGTGTTAGAGACTCCGTCGATGTATGCAATAAGATCAACCAACACATTGATCTCGCCGACTGGTATGTCGTTATAATTGCTGCCGCCTTCTGTGCTTTCCACTTCGACGTCAATATATAACGATCCAGCCTGCAGCACGGCGGTCTCGGTAGTTGCAAAATATCGGGAATAGTCCGACGTAACTCTGGTGCCTTTGGCGATTATGATATTTTGCGCCACCGCTTCTTTGAGAGAAAAGCGGACCGTTGTTGTTGCCGGCATTGCCTCAATTCGATACACTCCTGCAAATTCTCCCAGAGCGTCCAAAACCTCGCCTCGTGCATAACGCAGAGTCGCCTGCTTTGCTGAGTCGTTCATCGTAGAATATAGGGCCAACGTCAAAGAGGCCAGCGCTTCGCCGAAAATTCGGCGCTCGTCTCCGGGGTATAATTCCTCGGTGACGCCATTCTCCAGCACATACATGATAAAGTCGTAAATCTGCCCGGCGTCGGTTTCTATAAACTGCAATTCGCTGGTGTTACTCATTGTCCTCCTCCTCTCTGAGTTTTATTTGTGTTATTGTCGAAAAATCGCCGAGTTGAGCGTCTGGAGCATTGAAATCAATGCCTTCGACTTCCACACGCGGCTCGTATGTGTCGAGCACCCACTCAGCCTCAGCAACAGCGTCATACTGGGCCGAGGCGCTCGGGGCGTCCGTTATAGCGGCGTCGATCCCTTTAATGCGATCGAAGGGATTTTCACCTCTTGTGATTTTCAGGAGATTGGCAGCGCATTGGCGCGGATCTCCGTTATTTTTCGCCTGCATGTGCTCACCTCCTACGACACAAGCGACAGCGTGCTAAGGTATACCCAGCCGTCAACTTGTGGGAGATATGCCTTGTTTCCGTTGATCTTGCCAACTTTTAAGACTCTCTTTTTTTCTTCGTCGAGTATTTTCTCGCCGTCCACATAATATTTGCCGGTCAACTTCACGCTGCTGCCTACTGTTATTTTGACTTTTTTGCCTTTCTTTTTAGCTGCTTTTTTCTCGGCTTTTTGAGCCTCAGAAGCGGCAGCCCGGGCGCCGGCGTCTCCCTTTGTTTCTTTTTGGTTTACCTCCTCGAAGGTTAGCCCGATAGTGGCGAAGCGGATCCTTCCGAAGTCGTCAAGCTGTACGCCTGAGAGACTAACCTCTTTGAGTCTCGTTTCTCTGCCGAACCTCCGGCCGTGTAGATATAAAACGCCGGTTTGTTTGATAAGAGAGCACCACGACTCGTACTCGGTTTGAGGGTTTACTCCCGCATTTGCGTGTACGTCTACATCGAACGAAAACGGCACGAGCTCGGTCGTATTCTTTTTACTTTTGGAGTCGTCACTCTTTATTGTGGTAGAGGTAGAAAAATTTTTTAATGGGTTTACTTTTCTTGTGGGGACTTCGAAGGTTTTGTTGCGCCATTTTGCCATGACTGCCATGCTCTGATCGCCTCCTTATTCAAGTTTTGCAAATATGAGCCCGGTCATATCCTCAAACAGTGCATAAGCAACCGGGGATCCTTTTGTAAGTTCCTCGGCGTCTATATAGTCAGCTATTTGCACATTAGGAGACACAAGCTCGGGATTGTTCATTGGTGCAACTCGGGCCTTGTTGCCCTCGATACTTAGCACCGTACCTTTTTTTATAACTCCGTCCATTAGTAGCCCTCCAGTTTTCGCCTGAAAAATATTTTTGTTTTATTTTTGCCGTAGTCGTGCCGTACTTTATAAATAAAATAGGCTCCGCTCCATGACGGCGTCTGGCGATTTATTATGTTTGCCATAATGCCCGGGGCATACTGTGGCATAAGCGAGCCTTCAATGCTGCCAGATATGAGCATTTTATTTTTTTCTCGCAGCTCTGCGACTGCGAAGCGGATCGCCTCGAGTTTGCTCTGGCATATTATTGTTTTTTTAGGAACCCACACGCGGGCATTGTTTCCCGGAGCTTTAAACTCGCCGCTATATGGACCGCACGAAACTCTTGCGGCTCCGTATTCCAGCAGGCTGTTGTCCTCACATTCCACGACGCAACCGGCCGTGTCGATTGTGGCCGTTGGCTCCATGCTTTCGAGATATGGCTCGAAGGCTGCTATGAGTTTGCCGTCGTATATGGTGAGCGCCGCGCGCTCTAAAGCGCAGAGGCGGCCGAAAAACTTGAAATCCTCCTCGTTTTCTTGGGCTCTATACTGATACACAACGTCGCCGAGTCCGTAGCTTTCAAACTCCAGACCGTGACGCGCTGCAATTTCTTCACCTATTTGCCGGAAGTGTACGCGCTCCCACGGTTTTGTATTAGGGATCGTGCCACTCACCGGCATAGAAAAGGCGCGCAGGATATAGTCGCCAGACTCTGGCGCCGAGCTATATAAAAACATTTTGCCGCTCGCCGTCCCGGCGCCTTTAAATTCAACCGGTGCACCGGTTTCAACTCTCCATTTGTCAAACTGGCCTTCTGGATCGTGGATCCTGATCGTCAGAGAGTCAGAACGGCCGCCTGCGTGCATTTCGTGAACGCACGAGGAGACCGTTACTTTTTCCGCTATATTCGCATTATTTAGAAGCAACTCGCTCATGCGGTTTGCCTCCACGGTGGTATTGTTTCGGCGGTTTCTGCCTCCTCAACAACTGGCAGCTTTAACAGCACGCCACCCTCAAACACGATAACGTCGCTATAATCTGGGTTAAATTCGATTATATAATGAGCCAGTCGCTCGTCGTTATACATATCAAGAGCCAAAAGGTCGAAAGTGTCGCCGTCTTGGGTTGTGTATTCGTAGTATTCAATAACTCTACGCAAAAGCAGTCACCTCCCTTGCTTGAAGCCAGCGTTCCAGCCAGTCGAAAAACTCGGCTTCGTGTGCTCTGAGTCTGCGGATCAGGTCGTCGTTGTCCTCTGTTACCTTGCCGCCTTCAATAACCGGGCTCCATGTAAAGCCGCTAAAGTCATAAATCACGGTAGTGGACGGCTGAGCCAACTCAGCGAGCGAGAAGTCGTCAACACTCAGCAAGTTGCCAGCAAGGGCGGTCTCTGAGCTGTCATAAACTCCCAACATTTCGCCGGCCTGCTCCCAGTAGCCTATATTTGCAGCTCTTACGCTGCGATCAAACGAGATAACGGCCTCAGTTCCAGCCTCGCCGGCGATAGTAATACCTTCGGTAAAGCCACCAGTTGCAAGCATTGGAATAGTTGGAATACTAAAGCCCATACCTCCAACGCCCGGCACCCAGTCGGGGATCTTTATGCCGTTTAGTCCGTTAATAAAAGCGTTAATTCCGCTGATAATCGCATTGATCGGGGCTTTGAATATTGCAGAAATGCCGGAAACTATGCCAGAGAATATGCTGACAATTCCCTCCCACGCAGCGCTCCAGTTGCCCGAAAATACGTTAGTAATAAAATCAATGAGGCCCTGAAAAATCTGAGTAATTGACTGCACGATCGGCGCTATTCCCTGAATGGCCGTGCCGACAACAGTCGTAAAAATTCCGGCTATAAATTGCAGAGCCGGGGCCAGAAGTTCCAAAACCTGAGAAATAAGAGAGCCCAAAATCGCGATCAATGGCGTAATTGCCGTTGTAATCAGGCTCACAATAGGCTCAATCAAGCCCAGAACGGTGTCGAGTATCGGCATGAGTAAGTTAATCAATGTCATAAGGATAGGCAGCACCGTGTTGAGTAATTCAATCACAACCGGGAGTACGGCCGATATATTTGCATAATCGGCGGCAGTATTGCGGTTATTAGCTGCACCAGCACCGGCAAAATGGCGGCAATTATCTGAGACAGCAGCGGCATGACGCTACTTACTAACTCGATAACAACCGGGAGCACTTGCTGGATCATTTGAAGCAGCGGCGGGATCAACTGTTGGCCGATCGTTTGCGCTGTTTGCAAAATTACCGGTTCTCAAAGAACTGTTTGTCAAAATGGCGATTTGTGTCATTGAAGTGAAATAAAAAAGTACGGGCTGTTGCATTTGATAAATCATTGAACAAATGATAACTCCCTCAGTCAAAAAAAGACGCTGAAGCGTCTTTTTTTGACAGCTCCCTCGGGGAGGGAGCCTAAACTAAGCCTCCCTCTGTTTGAGGGAGGTGGCTCACCTGTGGTGAGCCGGAGGGAGTTTTTGACACATTGATCTAAATGCAACAACCCCTTGTTTTATGGATAATAGGATGTCGGAATGTCAATAAACCCTACACAAAGGTCTTTATCTTCGCGTTCCGGATCAAGCTCTGCCTGACGGAAGATATGCATCACCGTATCACAGCATCGCTTCGCATCGATGATACGTACCTCCGCACCGCCGAGACGTCCAAATGTCTGTACACCGCAAGCAAGAAACGCAGGTTCAAAGTTGACATAATACTGCGACACATCGTTGGTACGGCTGCAATGATGCGTATGATACGGATGAGAATATTCCCGCCCATTTGCATCACGGATGGTGACAGTATAAAGCTCCGGTGCCAAACGATCAGGCAAGCCGTAGATCTCATCCACGGCATGAATAAACGTATTGCGGTTATTGAGCACACCGATCAAGAGAATCTTTGCACCAACATCGGCAAGTCTCGCCCAAGCAAAACCGGGTGCTCCGGGAGACGGTGCTTTCTCTTCCCCTGCGACATAGTCCGCTGCTCCGACACCCTTTGCCCACATGGAATGGGTCGGATGCAGAGAGCGCACACCGTCCTCCCGTCGTGCGGCGGCACACGGCAATGCACCGATGTTCGGCACGGATGCACGGACATCGTAGACGGGATTTTTCGGTCCGACCGTGCCCCATGTGTGCGTCGGAACGAGAAGAAGTCCTT